ACGGAGATTCAGGAACTTCAAGAAGAAGTTTATAGTAATGTTTTCAAGTTTCCCTCTATGAATAAAGAGGAGAAAATGTTTCATGTTGCACTTCTAGAAAAACTATTATACAAGCAAAAGGTTCTCTACACGAGACTGAGTTTGTCTGATGATCCTGAAGCAAAGATGATGAAACAGCGGATCGTAGAGTCTGCTACAATGATGGGTCTGCCACAAGACGTTGACATCAGTGTTATCTTCTCTAACATGGGCAAGATGCTTGATGCAATGAAAAAGCAGATTGACATTTAGGGTTCTGACTTGTAGAATAACGAAGTACCCAAAAGCCAAATCTCACAAATACAAACAATGTCCTTTTCTGATCTAAAGAAGCAATCTTCCCTTGGTTCCCTGACCTCTAAACTTGTCAAGGAAGTGGAGAAGATGAACAATAACTCTGGTGGTGGAGACGACCGTCTCTGGAAACCCGAAGTAGATAAAGTGGGTAACGGTTTCGCAGTGCTCCGTTTCCTTCCTGCCCCTGAAGGAGAAGATCTCCCTTGGGCAAAGATGTATTCTCATGCCTTTCAAGGACCTGGTGGTTGGTACATCGAAAACTCCCTGACCACTCTTGGTGCAAAAGATCCTGTATCTGAGCACAACCGTGAACTGTGGAACAGCGGTATTGAGTCTAACAAAGATGTTGTCCGTAAGCAAAAACGTAAACTGTCTTACTATGCCAACATTTATGTTGTAAAAGATCCTACTAACCCTCAAAACGAAGGTAGTGTTTTCCTGTTTAAGTTCGGTAAGAAGATCTTTGATAAGATCATGGAAGCAATGCAACCTGAGTTTGAGGATGAAACTCCTATCAATCCTTTTGACTTCTGGCAAGGTGCAAACTTCAAACTGAAGATTGTTAAGAAGGACGGTTACTGGAACTATGATAAGTCTGAGTTTGAAGCATCCGCTCCTCTGCTGAGCGATGATGATGCTATGGAAGCAATCTGGAAGAAGCAATATTCTCTTGCAGGTCTGACTGCTGCAGATCAGTTCAAGTCCTACGAGGACCTTGAGCGCCGCTTGAAGTATGTCCTTGGACAAAAGTCCCGTCCTACTACTCCTGTTGATGAGGAGACCGAGTATGATGGATACGCTGCTAAGGAGTCTGCAGAGCGTCAGATTCAGGAGTCTCTGTCACGATCTAAACCTGACTTCAACTCTCCTGATATTACTGTTTCAACATCTTCACCTAAATCTGATGAAGACGAGGATGACGCATTATCATATTTTCAAAAACTAGCAGAGAGTTAATTAAATAATCTGATATCTTCACCCCTCTTTAAGGTTCTGTTCACATACTGATCAGAACCTTTTTTATATGGCATCAACCTTTCAATATCATTCATCACTACTTCTACATAATCTATTTTAAGTAAGTAAATATTTCTCTTCTCTTCTTCTTTTCTTACTTCATATGTGTAGTTGGTAACTGCATCAGCAGAATTATTTTTTATTATGTATTGACCTATAGTAGTCTCATAGTATTCAACTTTAAAATCACTAGGTACTATGATACCCTTTGGAATAATAATATCTTCACTAAGATTTTTTACCTCCTGACTTTCATAATGATGAATTCCATTAATGTCCTCATATGATCCATATTTTTTGATAAGATAGTCATCAAATGCAGCGTTTGTCATTGGCCATTCATTCTGAACATTAATGACATTGTTTGATAAAAGAACTAACCAGTCAAAAGTTTCATCTCCATAAATTTCAAATGCTACATTATCGGGGCGGTCATCACCTTGTATTTTATATTGAGTAAAGTATGCAAGATTTTGTAGAATGTCCTGTCGTAACTCAACTCTCTTGAATAAATTTTTTACAACCGTATAGTCACCAATATTTTTACCATCTACAGTTCTGTCGATGTATTCAAAATTGGGAACTTGTCTGAAGTATCGTGCCATTCTAGAAACCTATATGATCGAGAGGAATTGCATCATCACGAATAAATGCTTCATCAGAATCTGCTAGGGGTCCCGATGATGTGTTTGTTACGCCAAGATAATCATCTTCAGTGATTGGCACTATCTCTGTAAATCTCATTCCAATTTGATATGATGTCATAGTTCTATCAAGATCATCATATGTCATGTAAGTTCCGTCAGGTGCATATTGAGTATTTAGTGAAACGAGAGCACATTCTTTAATTCTTCCTATTGATGGATGATCTCGACCTTCTCCTGTCAAATATCTTATTCTAAATTGGTTTGGTGTAACAACAAATATATTACTACCAGACTTTTTGACTGACATTCCTTGTTTAAAGAATCTAATTATTTTTTTTATCTGAGATGCTTCTGTTCTACTTCTTGCTGACATTCTAAAGAAAAAATTAAATGACCTAAGTTGTGGTGCTCTAAAAAGTAACTCAACATTTGGATTTAATATTGCTCCAGTTGCTCTTGTAAAAACACCACCACCAACAGATTGTGAAGCAAGAACAGTTTTTAAAGCGTTAACTAAGTTCTGACCAGTTTCTGAACGAAGTGCTGCCTGAAGTTCATTTGCAGGTGTGTCTAATAGTTGTCCTATACCACGAATTCCTGTAATTGGATCATACGCTAAAGCAAAACCTGCTGCTTGTAAAGGATTTAAATTTGATGAACCATATTCTACAGTATTTGTATCCTGAACGTTTCCTTGAATGGGTAAAGTAACTGAACCTATAATAGGAGTTGTTTCTCTTTGTCCAAATGTTAACGGACTTGATCCATTATTAATATTTGAAAGATCTACATTTATATTTCTTGAACTTGTATAGAACATTGAAAAGACAATTCTATCTTGTTTACTTTCTGCAAGGTCTTCAGGATACTTTAAGGTTTGATATACAGTTCTTCTTTTTGCTGTAATAGTTGGTAGTTCTATATTAAATGCTTTGAAGGATGTAATTGGATCATTTGCAATATTATCTTTATTTAATTGCTCTGCCCACACCTTTGTTTTACCAGTTTGTTTTTTAAGTGCTGCTAAAGAAGCATTAACTAATGATAAATTTAAAGAACCCTTACCTTTTTTATTAAGTAATTTCTTAACTGGATCAGATGCGTATGGCGTAAATTTTAGTTTCTGCTCATCGCCATATTTATTAACATCCATATAATAATTTTCACCCTCTTTTGTCAATAAATCCGGGAAACCCTTTATTCGCTCATCATATGTTTTTTTATCTATTTTTATCTGATAAACTTCTTTTACTATTTTTTCATTCTCATGAGTTGTGACAGTTCTAAAAATTTCCTCCTTACCATCAACCTCGAATGGCACTTTTTCACTTGTGACTGATTGTGCTGACATTATTGATGGATCTTTTTTCTTATTTAGTTAGATAGTATGCATATGGGATGTCAAGCATGGTTTGTATTTCACTTTGTCTGACTATATGAAGTTGTCCTGGTATTTCCTGCCAAGTATAGTTTCTAATTTTGTCCCAGTGAAAGTTAATACCTCTGAAACCCCAGTTGAATATATCAGTTACACCAACGAGTGGGTGTTGATCATACTCAATATTAGGTGTCTTTGCGTTATAGATAAAAGTATAAGTCTCACCCTCTTCAGGAATTAAAACAACCTCATTTAAAATACTCATTATCTCAATCATCATATCCTCTGGGTCACCCAGGTTTCTAATAGAATCCTTTTCAGACTCTATTCTATTTTCACCAACTAGTTCCTCAAATTGAAACTCATCCATAACCCTTAATACCTAGTTCGTCCTCGGTAATAATCTTAAACTCTATTCTTCTGTCAGCACACCACTCACGAGCAGACTTCCACTTTGCTTGATTCACAGCGTAAGTCATACTTTCTCTTATCAAAGTCTTTCTTTGTTTCTTACCTGGCATTGGAGGAATGGTTTCTTTTTTTGGTTTAACTTCAATGACATATGTCTTGAGATTGCCAGTGCTTTCTTTTACCTTTATAATAAAGTCAGGAAAGTAACGGTGAACTCTTTTATCAACTGGGGAAACATATGGAATAAAAAACTCTTCACTACCCCATTCAAGAATGTTCTCTGTTAAGTCACACCACTTACAAAACTTTCTTTCCCAAGTGCTTCTACAGATAATGTTATTCGCATTTCCCTTATATTTTTGAGGATTGGAGGGTTTGTAAATACTTTTCTTACTAACTCCCATACATAATATATACGGTAAAAACTATTTAGATGGCAACGCCAGAACCACGGGTTAGAAATATTGCTGAACTAAAGGCAAACATTCTTCAACCATCCCTCACTTCAACTTATGAATGCTCTTTTGTTTTTCCGAGTGCTGTTATAGGTTGGGCTAACGGATCAACCGGAGTTGGTAATAGAATAACCATTGATACTGAAAGAAAATTAACATTATCTTGTAGAAGCGCATCATTACCAGGTACTTCATTAGCAACTCATACATTAGATAATGATTTTACTGGTGTCACTGAAAGACATGCATATAGAAGACAATATGATACCACAGCGTCATTTACTTTCTATGTTGATGTAAACTATGATACCATTTATATGATGGAGAACTGGATAAAATTTATTGTCAATGAAGATACATCTGACTTTGATTTAGACAACCGTAATTATTGTTATAGAGTAAATTTTCCTAACGAATATAAATCTGATATCAGAATTACTAAATTTGAAAAAGATTATAAAAGAAATAATTTAGAATATAAATTTATAAATGCATATCCAATTTCTATTGATACAATGCCTTTGAGTTATGATGCATCTCAAGTACTTGAATGCACAGTTAACTTTAACTTCTCCCGTTACATTATAAAATCTAATAGGTTTACATCTTTAGAAGAGATTAGAGCATTTGCTGATGATACTGGACGTTCTTTAGAAGATTCACAAGGTATTTTAAGAGGGACCATTGAGACGCTCATAGAATAAGTATCTAAATACTCATACTGAATAAAATATTATGCCTTTACCAAAAATTTCTACACCAACATATGAGTTGGAATTGCCTTCGACTGGAAAAACAATTAAGTTTCGTCCATTTTTAGTTAAAGAAGAAAAATTATTAGTTCTCGCCTTAGAAAGTGACGACACAAAAGAGATTACTAACGCTATCAAAGCGGTGCTAAAGGACTGTATTCAAACACGTGGCATAAAAGTAGAGACACTTCCAACTTTTGATATTGAATATCTGTTCCTTAATATCCGTGGAAAATCTGTAGGTGAAGATATTGAAGTTAGTGTGCTTTGTCCTGATGATGGAGATACTTATGCTGAAGTACAAATTAATATTGATGATATTAAAGTAGTAAAAGATAAGGACCATACTAACAAGATTAAAATAGATGATACTTTAATGATGGAGATGAGATATCCGTCTCTTGAACAGTTTGTAAAAAATAACTTTGACTTTAATGACGAAAATCAGGTTGATCAGTCATTTGATTTAATTGCATCTTGTGTTGATAAAGTTTATAATGAGGATGAAGCATGGACCTCTGAAGACTTTAGTAAAAAAGAAATTACAGACTTTTTAGGTCAGATGAACTCAGCACAGTTCAAACAAATTGAAAGTTTCTTCACATCAATGCCCAAACTTAGTCATGAAGTTGAAGTTGTGAATCCAAAAACAAAGAAAAAAGGAAAGGTTGTTCTTGAGGGATTGTCTAGTTTTTTCGCTTAGCACTCTCCCATATGAACCTGGAGAGTTATTATAAATTAAATTTTTCTTTGATTCAGTTTCATAAATACTCATTAACAGAGATTGAAAATATGATGCCTTGGGAGAGAGATGTGTATGTTGAACTCCTAAGATCTCATTTAGAGGAAGAGAAACTTAAGATGCAACAGCAGCAGGGGCAATGAATCTAGACGATCTTTTAAAGTCAATCAGAGAAGAAGATGATGACTCTAAAGGAGGGAAGGATTTAGATGATCTTCTAGCGTCTATTAGATCTGAAGAAACATCCGGTGCTATTAATCCTGCAAAGTTTTTTGATAATGATAAGTATGATAATTTTTATAAAGAGTTAGTAGAGGAAGGCACTGTTGATGATCAAAACCTTTCTGAGGAAGAGAGGCAAAAAGGAATTGCCATTTATAGAGATAATAAATTAAATTTTAT